AATGAAAAATAACGGATATTACAATTAATTATGGCATACGTACTATTTATATCAGAACAAAAATTAAAAGAATCTACTGCAATTAATTTAAATGTAGATACCGAATTGCTTTTACCTTATGTAAGGCAAGCACAAAAACTCTATGTAGAGCCTAAACTTGGTACAGATTTAAATCAAAAGCTAAAAGATTTAATTACAGCAGGAACAATTGGTGATGTTGCTAATGCAGCTTACAAAACTTTATTAGAAGACTATATTGGCGACATGTTGCCAAACTGGGCGTTTTATCATGCCGTACCATTTTTACGTTTTAAGATTGAGAATGGTAATATTTATTCTAAAACATCCGAAACTGGAACAGCTCTTTCAACGGAAGAGGCACAACATCTTCGTGAAGAAATCAGAAACACATCTGAATATTACACAGAACGTATGATTGAATATGTTAGAAATAACACGTCAAGCTTTCCAGAATACTCTACTAATTCAGGGGCTGATGTTTCTCCAGATAGCAATGCATATTATAATGGTATGAACCTTGAAAGACCAATGAATCAAGGAACTAAACTTACATTGAGAGATTTTTTAACTCCTGATTTAACATAATGAAGAAACACTATAAACCAAAATTAATAAACATAACAAAGCTAAAATCCTACTTGGATAAAAAGCCTAATACAAAAAACAATGACAGACCTAAGAGATACAGTACAAGTAGGGCTAGCTAACGGATCAGCAATTGGTTTTAGCATTACTGATTGCAACGAATACCTAACGCTAATTTCACTTATTCTAGCGATAAGTTTCACTATTTATAAATTCATAAAATTTAAGAAATGAGAAAACTAATATGCAATCTTATATATAAATTAACAGGGCAAACATATTGTCTTAAGTGGTGTGGTAATTGTAGCTTCAAAGGTTGCAAATGAAGAAGACTAAGCTAAATAGCACAAACCCAAAGTATAACAAAAACAAAGATAATGTGGTTAAAATGCGTCAAGAATTTGTTAAAGAAGTTAAAGGCTGCAAAATCTATAAAACCTACTATCTCTAATCTTGTTGAACCAAACAGCAACACTTTGAATTTAAAATACTTTACTCTTTCTGAGTTTGACAGTCCAGACCAACCAGGCTCTGGTTCAAATATGGATCATAAATTTTTAGAAAAATTAGACTATGCTAGAGGAAATGCTGGTATACCTTTTAAGATAAATTCTGGTTATAGAACAAAAGAATGGAATTTGAAAATAGGAGGACGAGTAGGCTCTAGCCATCAATATGGAGTTGCGTGTGATATTCATTGCAATGGAAGTAGGCCTAGAGCATTGATAATCACAGCATTACTAGAAGTAGGCATTACAAGAATAGGAATAGGTAAGACTTTTATACATTGTGATGTTGACAACAAAAAAGACCAAGATGTTTTTTGGCTTTACAAATAAGTAACTTTACTAAATTAATTTAATAATCAAAAACAAATAATTATGGGAAATTGGATTTTAATTCAAACATTAAAAAAAGCACTAGCAAGTCGTAAGTTTCTTTATACTGCTGTTGGTGTAATTGTTCAACTTTTAAGCGACAATTGGGGTATAAACCCTGAGACATCTCAAAACATATTATATGGAGTTATAGCGCTTGTATTAGGTCAAGGATGGGCAGATGCTTCAAAAAAATAATAGATACAGACTAAAACCGCATGAAATTGTGGCATTAGAAAAAATGAGGGCAAACGAAAGGAGAAAGCTTATCATACCAGATTTGCATGCTCCATTCGTTGAGCCTGGTTTTTTTGAACATTGTCGAGACATTTATAACAAATGGAATTGTAATTCTGTACACTTTACAGGTGATCTTTTAGATAACTCATTTTCTAGTTTTCACGAGATAGCTCCTGACGGCAAAAGTGCAGGGGATGAACTTGCTTTAGCAATAGAGCAAATCAAGCCTTTTTGGGAGGAATGGAAAGAAGCGACTATTTGTATTGGTAATCATGATGCTATTATTAGCAGAAAGCTTGTGGCCTCAGGACTATCTCAAGCGTGGCTAAAGGATTTTAATGACGTTCTTGGTACTCCAGGATGGATTTGGAAAGATAAGTTCTTAGAAGACGGCGTAATGTATTTGCACGGAACAGGAAGCTCAGGAAGAAATGGAGCTATAAATAGAGCTATAAATTGGAACACTAAAATTTGTCAGGGTCATATACATACAGAAACAAGCATTATCTATCATGCAAACCAAGATAACTTATTGTGGTCTATGCAGTTAGGATCAGCGTTTAATGTTAATTCTTATGCTGCCAACTATGCAAAAAACTTTACTAAAAAACCCATAATATCAGTAGGCGTAATATTAGATAATGGGCGTTTGCCTATTTTAGAGCCAATGAATTTATAATGGATAAAGACCTTAACTGGCAGATTTACACTATTTATTTTCTACTTATCTTATTTATTTTACTATTAAGTTTATAAAAATCTTATCTAGTAAAACCCTTCTTAACACTTAAATTGTTAATAACTTTGTAAGTAACTATGTCAATAACTTTTTATTTTTATATCTTTGCTGTGTTAAAACAAATCAACAATTAAATTAAAAAAAATGAAATTAACAAACAAAGAAACAGGTATTACATTTACTTTAACACCTAAAGAAGCAGCAGACTTTTTTTATATGAAAGATAATAAAGGTCAATTTATTAACTGGAGAGAAGAATATATTATCCATAATTATGACAATGAAATAAGTCAGTTCAAATTTTATTTAATAATTACATCAATGATAGCATTGGGATACGGATGCCTTTATTTATTCTTACAATTTAACTACTAATTATGAAACTAGAATGCGATACGTTTTATTTTTACCCAAATGGTGGATATACAACATCAAGAACAAGAGACAGTCTTTTAAAGTGTAATGATAATGACATCAAAGAATATAGTCAAGCTATTAGAATCTTTGGTACTAGAAAACAAATAGACAAGGCTTTGGATAACTATTGCGATATATCAGGACTTAATCTTGACGAAGCTTATGACTTTGAAGATAAAGATAAATTAAAAGAATATGCAGAGCAGTATAAAAACAAAGCATTAATAATTAATTTAAGATAAAATGAAAAAAGAAATTTTAAAAGAAAAATACATTAAGTACGACTTAACTAAAGAAGATGTTTATAAGCATCAACACTACTTAATTATAACTAGATCAGGAATCGAGAAAATACAGGCTCTTGAAAACATTAGAATTACTTATGAGTGTATTAACTGTGAATCTGATTTTGCAGCAGTTAAAGCGACAGGAGTTAAAGACGAAATAACTATTGAAACTTTTGGCTCTGCTCTGAAGGGTGGATTTAAAGATGGTAACTGCAATAGCTGGTACGTATTAGAGATGGCAGAGAAAAGGGCTATGAGTCGTGTAGTCTTAAAACTTACTGGATTCTATGAGCTTGGTGTTTTTGGAGAAGATGAGTCAGAAGAATTTAAACGAAAATAACATAGATTGTGAAAAGGTTAGATAAAATACATTTAATAATTAGCTGTTATACTTGTGATATTATCAATTCCTTTTCACTTTCTTTTTTTAATAACTAAATAAAATAATATGGAAACAAATATGCCAAGAAACAGCATTAACACACCTTTAGAAAACAGCGAAAGAATCGAGTTTTTTAAGAGTGAAAACAAAAGAGTTAGAGAGTATAACTTGAAGTTAAAAATGGATCTTATAAAAACAAATAAAAAGTTACAAGAAATTTTAAAAATAATTAATAAATAATAAAAAATGGAAATTAAAGGAAAAATCAGTAAAATTTTACCGCTTGAAACAGGTATATCAAAAGCAGGTAAAGAATGGAAAAAGCAAGAAGTTATCTTAAAACAGTTTGATAAATTTGAGACTGACGTGTGTATTACAGCTTTTGGTGATGACTCATTAAAAAAGTTAAATGGGTTTAATGTTGGCGATACAGTAAGTGCGTCAGTAAACATTAAAAGTAATGAGTTTAATGGCAAGTATTATACTAGTGTAAATGCTTGGCAATGGAACAATAAAAATTCAGAAAGTAATGAGGGTTTTGTTACTACTGATGATGATGTAATGCCATTTTAAGATGATTAAAAAAGAAAACTTTAAAAATTTATGCAACCT